TCTCGTACGTCACGGACGATGCAGCGTTGTTCCCCTGGCGGAACAGGAAGTGGGTACCAGCGGTGAGCGAAACAGCGGCACCAGAGATGACAATGGTACCTGCCGAGACGTTCACGTCGGTGATCTCTCGTGCAGCCGCAATCGTGGTCGGAGCTGCAAGAGTACCGATGTCGATGATCATCCCGATGTACAGCTCTCCCTTACGGAGCGCCTCACCGGACGTCGTGCCGCCCAGCGTTGCGAGAGTGATCGTGGTCGAGGCGGTAGCCGAACCAGAACAAATCTGGCCGGTACCGAACCCGTAGAGCTGGCGGGCGAGATCCATCTTGAGATCATTTTTGATCCCCATGATTTCGCCCTCAAGCACACGAAGGAACGAACCCGCGTCGTTAGCAGTCTTAACGCGGCCAATGCCGGTCACGCGGACTCGACCATAGAGTGCCTTGACGTCGTACACGGGCTTAGCATAGAGCTGTGCGCCAGGGTCTGCGAACGCGACGTTTTCACCGCGCGCGAAGACACCAGCGGAGCGCTGCTTATGCACCGAGTAGACAAGCTGGTTACCAGAGAAGTCAACCGTGTCGCGGCTGAGGCGCTGAGTGATAAGAACCTCGTTGTTCAACTGCTCCACGACCTTACCCTTGTAGACGTCCTTGAGGACGCCCGAAAGGGTGCTGGCAACCGATGCGCCTACGTAGGCCATCAGCTATCCTTTAGTCGAAGTTACTGGACAGCCTTACCCCAACTCGTTCCGGATACGCTCAAGAGCGATATCGCGGAGCCTGCCGTCCGTGATCGAGTCAATCTCGTCCACGACGTTAGGCTGAACCGGAGAGCCAGACCCACCCTGCAGTGGCGAAGGGGCGGTAACGCTTCCCTTAGACAGAATCCACTGGTCCAAGACCTGCTCTTGCATGGCCTTGTACTGATCAGTGGCGGCCAGGAGGTCACCATTGGTGACGAATCCGAAGCCTAGGATATTCGAGATATCGTTGTCCGTGAAGGAAGGGTTAGCCTGCCTGATCTGCGCCAACTGGTTGTTAATCTGGGCCTCAAGCCGAGCCTCCTGAAGTTGCGACTCGAAGGAATTCTTCCACTCCTTGAGTTCCTGCAACTCCCGGTGGTAAGGGTCATCCGACTCGTCCAGCGAGTACGGGTCCTGGTCATACGGGGAAAACGTCTCTTCCTCGCCCGGCCCGGCCCCGAAATACTCACCAAGCGTATCGTACACTTGCTGAGCAAACTGGGAGTCGGTGTTCAACGCCTCGATGAATTGGAGCGCCTGCTCCGCCTCTCGGCGCTGATCTGCGAGTGTCTGAGTCTTGCGGGTGTAATCCGCCGTGAGTTCGCGCTCACGCGCCTCGATGTAGAGGCGAGCCTCGGGGGACAGCTCGCTAAGGTCGATATCACGCGAAGCCCGGCCCTGGGTCGGCTCGGCCGACTGGGGGGTTTCGGGTGACACGTCCTGCGTGACAACGGGATCTGGCTGGCTCTCCTCGAGCCCAAGGCCCTGGGAGAGTGCTGCTGTCGCGTCGCTATGTGTATCTGAATCAAATGTACTCACTAGGAGTTGACCTCCGGTACGGACGGGAGTTCGATTAGCTCGACTGGCTCCACGTCGATGTACTCAAGTTCGGCTGAGCGTGTTTGCGCAGCCGCCACCATTCCCGACACAGCGCCAAGGAACAGTTCCCGGATCTCGTCCGGCGGCGGAAGCTGGAACGTATGTTCCACCTTCTGCGGTTTGTTGAACTGCTCGTAGGCGCGGATCTTATCGGACAAAACGCCCAGAGCGGTGGTGACGTCCCTGGGGGACACCTTTCCCTCATCAATGAGGGACTCAAGGCGGACGAGAAGCTTATCCCGAACCCGCGTGGCTTCAATGAGGAAGTCGGTTGTCGCAACAACCAGCTCCTCCTGCACGCCGTCCGGCGGCCTCCCGTCCTTCGCCCACTTCTGTGACCATGTACGAACAGTGGAGACCGGAATACCAGTATTGCGCGATGTGCGCATGATATTCCCGTCGTTGACCGTCAACTCCGCGTATACAAGAGCCCGGTCTTTATCCGAGTAGGACTTCTTACTTCTTGCCACCCTTACTGTCTCCCTGTGGCTTAGGCGTGAAGTCGGACTGCCTCGCCTTCTTCTCAGCGAGATCCGCTTCCGCGATTGCCTTCTTCAGGGCAACCCTATGTAGCTCGTCCTGGCGGAGTTGCTCAGCAGAGAACTGCTCAGCTTTCCGGAACTCTTCGACTTCCGAAGAGGCCTGGTCTGAGGACGCTTTGCTATCTTGAAGGATAGCGTTCTGCTTGGCCTGCATGTCGGCGATGGTAGCCTCCATCATGACCTTGGCAGACTCCGCCAGCTGATTCCCCTCCTGCCCTGGCCCGGTCGCGTCTGCGTCGGGCTTGTCCACACTGTCGGAGATCCACGTCTCGAGCGGCGGCTCCATCATCTCTTCCGGAGTCACATCGACACCCGCCTTCTGCAGGATATCGGAGACAGCCGTAGGTCCGGCGGTAGCCTTGATCTGGAGCGTGGGCCGCACAGCCTGGAACTCGATGGGTGCAGGCTGCGAGCGCAGCATGTCCATCGTGGCACTGTAGTGATCAATGCAGTTCTGCTGGATCTCGGGTGGGAGACTCTCGAACTCCACGCCCTTCATGAATAGGGAGTGGGCCTCAGCGTGCGCCTGCATATTCTCGTGGGGAAGCGGCTGTAGGGATTGGAGACGCAGGTACTGCTGCATCTCCATAGGGTCAGTCATGGGGGCATCCGGGTTGCTCATGCTCGGCACCTGACCAGCCTGCAGCTGTGCCTGTGCGGACTGCAGAGCGAATGGGTTGATGACCCCGCCGGACAGTAGTTTGTCATGCTCCCGAAGCGCCTGGTCCTCGTCCGCCTTGAACTGAGCAGAGATGCCCTCAAGGTCGGCGATGTCCAGATACTTGTACGCCTGATCCGGCCTGATAATGCCCTTCTCAAGGTACTCCATGATACGCGCCTGGCGTCCCGCACGAGTGCGCGGGAGCGCGGAGCCGGACTCCACGACGACGGACACGCCGCCAGCGAGATCGGCCTTGCTGAACTTCTTGACCCGAGTTGAACCGCCGGGGCCAGAAATTTGCAACATGCGAGGCTCAGCGTAATACTCTTGAGCGTACTGCAGCATCATGTTCCCGGCCCGCCCTAGCGCCGTCTCGATCAACTTGATCGTAGGGGCGATGCGGTCCGTGGACATTTCCTGCAGAAGGTCGATTGCAATTCCCGCCTCCACGTTGGGAGGAACGGTGCCCTCGCTGACCTCGGTTAGGCCGAAGACCTCGCGCAGGGAATTGCGGATTGTGTTGAGATGCTCAAAGACATACGCCTGCATGGCAGGCATCTTCTCGATCTCAGGCTTATGCTCCCCGATGGGGTTGTACTCGAACACCGCACCCGGCTCGGAGGTGAGCCGCTGTCCCGCCAGCGCGCCTGTCGGGGCCCACACGCGAGGCTTGACTGTGAGGTTCTTGTACTCCACGATCTGGGAGAGTGTCTTATTCAGTTCTTTCTGAAGAGGAATGGCGTGTTCGACTACACTGGAATCGTAGATCGCGCCCGGAACCCGGACTCCCGGAAACTTCACAATAGGGAGCATCCTGTGGGGATACGGCCACTTGGTGTCCTCAAGAATCTTGTCCTTGGTCCAAATCACGTACCGTCCGTTAGGAAGGCTTGGGGTTGGGAGGAAGTATCCCTCTTGCACGGCGACCAGGGAAGCCTCTGAGGCGTTCTGTCGGTCGTACTCTGCAATCGAGATGACGTCGGCCGGGTCGGATGGGTTAGCGTCCGGAGTGAGCTTCTGGCCGTAGCGGGCCGAGGCCTCGTCCGGGTCCATGTAGTGAACACACACGGCGTACTTTGCATCCTCAAAGACCTTGGCGGCCGGGTCCATGAACACCGTGAAGGGCGACGGGACGGACACCTTAATGTCTCCAAGGTAGACCGTCTCTTCGAGCGGTTGCACGCCCATCTGTTCCAGGTTTGCCCGGTAGAGGGTCTTGATCTCTTCGTCAGTGATAGGCTGACCTTGCGGGTCCAACAGGAACTTCATGGCCTTGCTAGCGTACTTGTCCCACTCTAGCTTCCAGTATCCCTGGCCCGTGATAATGGTCCAGAGAAGAGCCTCTTCCAGCTTGTCGTCCATGTGAAACTCAGACCACCAAAACTTCATCAGCTGCTCAGCGAGCTGTGCGGCCTTTATGTCCTCGTCCGAACCGGACTGAGGGGATGCCGTGATCACTGGCTTGGTCTTGGTCAGCTTGGACAGGAGGCTATGAGATCCTGTCATGATCTGGTTGTTGACAAGACGCACACGGTAGCGCGGCTTCTCACCGTCCTCCACCGGGAGCTGCTGCAGTCGGTTCGCACTCTTGTTGTAGTACGTGTACTGCTTGCCCCGGTAGAAGGCAAGGTTCAACTTCCACTGAGTTTCCAGGAGGGCTCGATCCCGCTTCAGGCCGTCCAGCTTGGACGTCAGCTCAGATGCGGTCTTGAGTTTGGCCATGCTCTTGGGGGCGTCCTGAAAGGCGCTGGTCTCGGCCATGTCACCTCCTAGTGTTCAATAGAGATTTCAGTATTGTCAAATTCCAACTCAGCCAGAACATCTTCAAGTTCTGCCTTCGAGATGAACGCCTGATCGAACGCCCACTGCGCATCCTCTTCCTCTTCGGTGTAGAACAGGCGTTCCATATTAGGAACACCCTTAGGTCGCAGAGAGTCGATGAAGGACTCTAGTTCCTCGATCTTGGAGTTCTTTGTCTTAAGCAGATGCAGGAGCGCTTGCTGCGAACTCTTGAATGAACTCAGCTGTTCGGACAGGCTCACTACCTGAATAAGACTCGCTGCCAACTGCTGAGTCAGCTGCTGTTCCTTCCTCCGCATATGTCACCCCCATCGGGAAGTCAACCTTAACCAAGTCCGCCAGGCGTTCGGTGGTCTTGGTAAGCTCGTGTCGGACATCTCGTAGGATGGCCTTGGCATGTTCAGCCTCAAGCTGTGCCTCACGCTGGGTTGCGTTGGACACCAGGCCGAACAACTTGCCCATCTCGGTCACGCACTTCTCACAGACATACTTACGTCCGGACAAGGGTGTATAGACGCCCGTCATATGGGTCCTGAAGGTGTCTACATGCGGTCCGTCCTCGTGCGTCTCGCAGATGAAGCACACGCTCGGAGGGAGCGGAGTACCACTAACAAGTTGCATATCTCTCCTTACCAGTCGTCCCCAAGGTGAAAGTCAAACCCTGAGCGCTGATCCGATGTCAGGGCAGCGAACTTCTTCCCGGCAATCGACGTCCATTGATCGGTTGTGGTCGGGGGCTGCTCCAGTAGCGGGGCTACGACGGTCGAGGCTCCGGGCAGAACTACACCAGCGCCGCGAAGGGCAATCTCGAACGAGTCGAGGCAGTCGTCCTTCGGGTTCTTGAGCTGGCTATCGTAGTCTACCCACTCATTGATGAAATCGGCATGATCCTTGCGAATCAAGATCCTGCCGATGCGGAACAAAGGTGCCATAGACAAGATACGCTCGTGCTTCTTGCCTTTCGGCCAATAAGGAATGACCGGAGGGAAGCCGGGGAGTCGCATTGTCTGCTGAATCAAGGCGGCCTGGTAGGCCACACGTTCGATAGCGATGTAACGGGGCCGCCACTTCTGGAACCACTCATAGATCGTCTCCACCTGCTCGGGGAACGGGATGCGCCCGGCCCACTGGTCGATCAGGTAAATCTGATGGCGGTCCTTTGTGACCCCGATTGCGGTGATAGCGAATCGGTCGGCGGTATCGGCCAAGGAAATGGCCGGGTCGATGCCGATGTAGATGTCCATGTTGTACGTGCCGTCTTCGCGCTTGAGATGCTCAATTGCTGACAGCTCGTAGTAGTGCAGCCAGTCCCCGGCAAGCTCTTTACCGGCCATCGAATCGAACGAGGCCAGATACTCCTGCTTGAAGAGCATCGGGTGCATCGTTCGCTGGACCTCTTTCCACTCTTCCGAGGGAAAGTACGGGTTGTCGATAGAGCGGTACTCCACCCGTCCCGTGTTGGGCTCGTCGAACGTGCGGGTCCAGAACTCGTCGTAGAACCAGTTCTTGCCATCCGGGGTCGTGGTTGTAATCACCAACCCCATCTTGTTCGACAGGGCGGGCCGTGCCACTTCCCACGCTCGAGCGCTGGCGATGAACGCGGCCTCGTCCAGCCACATGATGTCCAGGCCTGCACCTCGCAGGGACTCCGGATCGTCTGCTGTCTTGAACTGAAGAAAGCTACCGTTGTTAAACTCGAACCAACGGTTTCCTCTGTTCTCCTTGTAGTCCACTCCATGGAACAACCCGGCGGACTCGAGGACCTGCCGGATCGCCATAAGGGCCGGAAGGCCCGTCGGGTAGTCCTTTGTGACCACCCAGACGTGTAGGGGCTCCGCCTTACGCCCGTCGTTGTAGGCGTCCTGGTGGAATACCTCAGGGAACAGGCAGTAGAACACCACTTCCCAGGCTGCGGACAGCGTTTTGCCGCCTCGCCGTCCCGCCACCAGATGTCGGAAGCGCGCTAGCTTGTTCTCCGAGGCATGGTTATTGGCGTGGAATAAGGTCTGCCAATAGTGCGGGTTATACCCGTTCTTGGCGAACCACAGGAACTTGTGGGGATATCGGGCGAACATATCGGCGATATCCTCGTCCGCATGGATGACACCATTCCGGTAGTGGTAATTAGGCATCAGGCTCTTCCAGGTGCGAGACGAGCCACTCGTGGGTCCACCAGGCTAGAAGGACAAGACAGATGCCCACACCCACAACGGCGGCCCAATTTCCTGAGAACACCCAGGTAATTTCGTCCACGTCTGATGCGGGTGAGGGCCGTCCCATATTACTTACCGACGAAAATCAGCGAAGAGGTAATGGTCGAGAGGTCCGTTGCGTTAGGGATCTCCTTGAGGAAGGTGACGCCTGCGGCCGCACCATCCCCGCCGTACGCAACTAGTTTACTGTTCGTGCGATCGTAGGACACGACGACGGCACCCTGCGCGTCGTACGTGTTGCCAAGAGTTGTGACCCCATAAACGGCGTCAAGCCCGACCTGTGCTGGGGTAACGGGCTCCCCGCCGGTAGGATACGAGTTGTCGAACGTGATGTCCACGATGACATACTTGAGATCACCGAAGACACCCGTCTTGAAGGGTGCGCTGACTGTGACAGCCATTTAATCCTCCTTGATGGTGAACTCAGTGAGCCACCGCTCTAGGTCTGCGCGATTCTTGTCAATCGCGGCTTTATGACAGACATGCTTACCGCTTCTCGGGTTATAGTAAACCCGGCATTCACTACACCACAGATTTGCGGGTAGCATTATACGGCCTTTCTGTGAAACATCTCGGGCAGTTCTTGAGATATCCAGCCCGGCTCTCTTTGCAATTGGAGCAAACCCAGGCGCTCGCAGCTGGATGAACACGACGCCACCCGGAATGCGTACCGTTCTGAACCGAAACATACATTAGTCTGCGGTGTAGATTTCGCCCCGATAGGTGATGTTCGTATTGGCCG